GTTTAGTAAAACCACTTGGTTCCTTATTTCCAGATTTTCTCTTTTTTTTACTTGCCTTTAGAGCTTGCTTCAATTCGCGTTCAGAACGCTTAGCCAATACACGAACTTGTGTCGTTACAGCAGTTACTTGATTTCTCAATGTAGCAAGTTGACCCAACAAATCACTAAATTGTTCAGATAGAGTTGGAACTTCTACGGTTTCAGGTGCTGCTGGCGCTACAGTTTCTTTAACTTCTTTCTTGGAAGTTTTACTTTTTGCTGCTTTTACTGAAGCAGGGGCAGCTGATTGTGCTGCTGACTTACTAGCTTTTGCTTTCTTTGATACTTTTGGCATCTTATAATTTATTATTGTCGCTTCTTTTTAAGTTCATTTCATAAAATATATTATTTTAATAATTATTTTTAATTTTTAAACGAAGTATCATTTTAAAATTAAAAATAATTATTAAAATAATATATTTTTGTGGTAATATTTTTTGGATGTATAAAGATTGATTATGTAGGTATATTTTTAAAATTGTCGTCGAATAGTAGCGTTTCTAAGTGGCTCGTCTAATAAACAACCTATTTCTAAAGTTAATGAAGGAGAAGCCATATCAAATTCTGCCATCGTTCCATCATGATGTCTAAACTTAAATTTTAACTTGTTTAATGATTTAATTGGTGGATTATAATTATGAGAATTATTTGTAATTTCATTTTGAGTAAACGATAATATATGAAACAATTGATCTGCTACAATGGACGCTTGCATCACATTGTTTTTTACCAATGATAATTTAGCAAAAGCACTATTATTTTTAAATACTAAATCATTGTTAAAACTAGAACTTGTATTGTCTGAATATGGCTGTATTTCACTTATATAATTATGTTTATCCAATTCTATATACATTGTATCATACTTAGATGTATTTACAGAATGAGGTGATTCTAAATAAGCTACTGTTGTTTTAGCTGTATTATGTTGTTTTGACGGAATAAGCCACGCAGTTGTTTCATGTGGAAGTGTTAAACCTGTTTTTAATTGTGTATATCTATCTGCTGTTGCTACATTAAATACAGTTCCAATATAATCTTGTTTTTCAAATCCTAAAATACAACCTAATCCCCAATCCATATAATTATTAAATTTGGTGGAATGTAAACATTTTACACCATCTTCATATTGGTGTTGATGCGTTAATAATAACTTAAATTGTCCTTCTGTTACACCTATTAATATTTTATTTGTAATTATATCATATTTAACTTTAAAAGGTTCAAAATCAAAATCATTGTAAATGGTGCGATTTAAAAGATTCTGTAACATATTTGCTAACTTAACTGGTGTATAATAACCATCTGGAACTTGAATATCTTTTATGACATCGCCTGCGTGGTGATTTATATCCGTCGTTGATCCAAAAATAGGATTAGCGTATTGAATACGTATTTTCGAATTTTCCTTTGTTTGACTTATATTATGTAAAAAATTAGGTAAATTTACATCTTTTAATTTAATATAACTTACATTATTTAATGGATATGGGAGAGATATTTCAAATTCGTTATTTTTAGGCCATTTCGACTTATCTTTATCTACACCATGTATAGATATTACTTCTTTGTGCATTACATAATTATTTTGTGGTTTTATTATTGGATGCATCATTATAAATTTATTATATATTATTTTTAATTATTTTTATTTTCTATACAAGAAAATATCTTATAAATATATAACATGAATAAATTAGGTTTATTTTTAATAGGATTAAATATTTTAATAACAATAGGTAGTTTAGCATTGGGATTTAAACTAGATAATATATTGTTTGCTTTTATCATTGGATTTTTAGTTGTTATGGGAATGACTTTTGCTGGTAGTATATTAAAAATTGCTAAAGAATTATCATTGGCTTTTCAAGAATCAAGTAATATTTTATATATTATTAAAAATGTATTTCTAGCATTTTTTAATTCGTTTGATATTTTTATTGTCATTGGTCAATTAGTTTTTTACTTAATGATTGTATTAAAAAATCCAGGAATATTTAATAGTTTGGAAATCCCAAAGAATTTTAAAACAAAAAACCAAACCTTTATATTATCCATTGCTGCTCAAATTACAATGACTATATTGAGAAATATCATGAAAGTGGAACTATTTGGTGAAATTACAATATTAATTGGTATTATCACAGCTTTCTTAGTGTATGATATCAAAACAGATATAGAAAAAAAGAAAGTAGATAAATATAGTTATAAATAAGGTATAAAATATATAAGATATAAAGTATATGATAAAATCGATAAATAAATATGTTATTCAATATTTATTTATCTAGTATAATAAATCGAAACGTTAATCCATGTTCTTTATTTGTTAACCATAATCCAGATATTTTTAATATAACAGACACACTTGATATTTTACCAATTAATCTATTGTTTTCTTTATGAAATAATTTTATATAATAGTTCATTAGTTGTTCTCTTATTGTATATACAGGGTTTTGTGTTAACTGAATATAATTTTTTAATATTTCATGTTCTATTGTAGTTAGTTGTCTAATCAAAAATTTATTTCTATCATCATACCTTGAAAAATTACATTTTATTTTATTATAATATTCTTCTATCTCCAAATCATACAAATTAAATTTAATATAGATACCATTCATAGAAACTAAATCATTTGAGTAATACATTCTATAAAAAAAACTATTTTCAATTACATTATTTTTAGATTTATCACTTATGATTACATTATTTATTTCAAAATCATTAGCCGGTATTGTTAAATACATAATATAATAAGACTACATATGTTTAAATAATTATTTTTGTTGTTGTATTAATAATTCTTAGATATCGTCTTGCCCAATATAAATAACGTTTGTATATCCATTATACTTAAGGTTTTATTTAAACTATCTACTTTGTCTAACATATGTTCACATTCCAATAATGTTTTTACAAATCGCGCTTCTTGTTTGTATATGGTTATCTTCCATAAATTATATAGATTTGGTTGCGTTTCTTTTATACTTTCTAATTTCGTTTTAATAGAACGAATTCTATTTAAATTTTCCATTATTGATATATTTAAACTTAAACATCTATTTAAGTTTAAAAAGTATTTAATAGATAATATTAGTTATGAATAATAAATTTGATGATTATATAAAACAAGTTGAACATTATGATCTACATCCACATATTAATAAAGACAAGTTTATAAATGAACATATTATATTGTATGGTCCAAGTGGAATAGGTAAATATACCCAAGCGTTAAAATATATAAAAGAATATAGTCCAAGTCGTTGTAAATATGAAAAAAAAATGACTTATTTATTTCAAAATAAAAAAGAGTATGTTTATAAAATAAGCGATGTTCATTTTGAAATTGATATGGAACTGTTAGGTTGTAATTCAAAAGTATTGTTTAATAATCTATTTTATCATATTGTAGAAATAATTAGTACAAGAATATCCAAATTTGGTATTATTTTATGTAAAAATTTTCATAAAATACATTCTGAATTGTTAGATATATTTTTTACTTATATGCAAACATTATTACATAAAAAAATAAAAATACAATATATCATTACAACCGAACATATAAGTTTTATTCCAGATAATATATTATCTCGTTGTCAAATTATAAATTTAAAAAGACCTACACAAACATCCTATAAACAATGTATCAAGTCACATACATCCAAAACAAAAAAATACAAAATAAACAAAAATATCTTAGATTTATCATTAAGAAATATAAATTCTATTACAAATATAAATAATTTGTTGTTTAATACAAGTAAATTAGATGATATTCATGTTGCTCATATTGAAAAAATTATAAATGTAATTGAAAATATTGATAATTATAGTTTCAGTGAATTAAGAGATTTACTTTATAACTTGTTAATATTTAACATTGATATTAGTTTATTTTTGTTTTATACTATAAACTATTTTATAAATAAAAAAAAATTAAATAAAACTAACATTGAATCAATATTACATTCAATATATCTTTTTTTTCTTCAATATAATAATAATTATAGACCTATTTTTCACTTAGAAAGAATATTTTATATATTATGTAAGAGTATAAATGACAATGAATTATCAAAAAGCTTGTAAAACATTAGATATATTGACATGCCAACTTATAGCGAATAATAAAGATAAAAATTTGGAAATTTTAAAAAAATACTATCATAAACTAGCACTTAAACATCATCCTGATAAAGGAGGTGATGCCGTTAAATTTAAAGAAATAAAAGAAGCATATGATTTTTTAATTAATTATTATAATATTCATGATAGTAATTCAATAAACAATACAGACACATATGACAACTTATTTGTGAATGTAGTAGAAAATATAATTAAAAATAGCAAGGGATTTCAAAAGTTTGATAATTTATTTATTAGAACGACATTAAAATCTATTTTGGCTAGTTGTAATGTTTATTCCGTTAAGATTTTTAGTCAATTGGATATAGACAAATGTCAGTTGATCTATTACTTTCTCTCCCAAAACAAGGATTATTTTTATTTAGATAACAAGCAATTGATGGAGTTTAAAAAAGTTATACAAGAAAAATTAAAAAATAAAAATATTATTTTATTAAATCCGTCTTTACATGATCTCTTTCAAGATAATATTTACAAACTTGAAATTAATGATGAAACGCATTATATACCTTTGTGGCATGATGAAGTTATCATTGATAAAATGATTATTAAAAATATTCCTGATATTAGTGAAAATATAAGTATATCAAAAAATAATGATATAATCATTAAGCAATCCGCTTCTATTATTAATTTGTTTAATAATGGATATATAAATGTAAGTGTATGTAATAAAATATTTACAATACATTCCAATGATGTAAAAATTTCAACATACCCTCAGCGTATTGTATTTAAACATCAAGGTAAATTAGTACCTAATAAACAAAACTTATATGACAATAAAAAAAGAAGTAATGTTATTATTGAACTTACCCTCACTTGTACATGTGAAGATGTTTAATTATTAAAACACATAAAAAATTATAATATTTTATGTGTTTATTATTTTTGTAATTTATTTTTGTAATTTTTATTATTTGAATTGTAAATCATATTGTAATTGATTTAGTTTTTCTTTCTTCTAACAACCTTTTTCTTCTTTTTTGGTTTTACTTCCTCTACTACTTCTTCTTGTTCTTCCTCTTCTTCAGATTCTTGAAATGATGGTTGATGTGCTACTTCCTCTTCTTCATCATCATGATTGGTTGTATCGTCTTGTGTTTCTTTTTGAGCCAAATTATTATCCATCTCTTCATCATCACTATCATCTTCAATATGACATGTTGCCGTTCCCAATAGTCTAGCTGGAGGTCTTACACATGCTTGAACCAATTTCCATGTTACACCACATCTACCACCAGCAAACCACATACCCTGACAAGCGATCAATCCATTAATATGAGATGCCTTAGGAATACACTCTACAGGACTAGATGTTGCTTGTTCATCCTTTCTTGGTGGAATATACAATGGTGTTTTATCGGCATAATTATACAATTCAACATTAAATCTACCCTCCCAATATGGTAGTTTAACTTTCAATGATGGAGCACGACTATAATCTGCTTCATCTGTGTAATTTCCATCGCTATCCTTCAACTTAGGATACTTCAAAATAGGATACATAAGATTATCAACTAATTCACTACTCATCTTACTTTTTCCAAACCATTCCTTACAATTCTTAATACAATCTGCCTTAATCTTATTTTCAAATGACGTCATAGCATCTTTAAATTTATTTACCGAACTTGTTTCATTTCTAAAATCCAATGCCATGTCATATGTCACACGACCACTCTGTTCATCTACTCTCTCATTAACTCCCCATGTTAACATTAGTGGAACTTGTAGAACAATTGGCTGACCAGACAATAATAGTTGAACACTTTTTCCTCCTCTCTTATTATTCTGGGCTGCTTTGTAGGTGACTGCGTTTGCGTCAAATGATTTAGCTTTGGTGATTAGATAACTTACTGAACTCATGATTATTATACATTTAACTACTAATCTTTTTTTTAAATCAATTTTATATATTTATTAATTTTTTTAAGAATTCAGTAATTTAATGGAATCCCAAAATATAGGAATTATAATTATTTAGACTAATAACAAGTATAATTCTATAAAATATTAATTATTTGGCAAAATTGTTGTTTTGATGAGAAGATTGTCCTCTATTATTTAAATATTGTATTTGATAATTAGGTGGTTGATTTGATGATGGTTTACCTAATACATTATGTTGCCTATTATAATGATTTGTTGGTATATTTCTATTAGTTCGCTGTGCTTCTTTTATTTTCATTTCATGAACATTAATTAATTTTTTTACATTTTTTTTCAAGACAGGAGCATTCGAACTACTTGTTTTATGATTTGGTTGTTTTTTATTTTGAGACAAAGGATATACCTTTGATACTGGAGGCATTGGAACATCATCACCACATTCTTTTAATTCATTTTGAAACGTTTTTTTATACCAATTTTTAATGGATGCTTCTGACTCATTTAATATTTGTTTTGTATTTGGAGTCAAAGCGTTATGGTTTAATTTCAACTCCTTACCTTTATTTGTATCTACTGATAGATTTATTGGTGGTTTGTGCTGTTTGTTTAATGGTATATTATTATTTGGTTTTACTTTTATTTGTTTTGGTTCTTGTTTCATTATATTTTTATCCGTCGGATTATCTTGTGTATTCATTTCATCTTGTACTTTTGTTTGATCTTTCTTTTTATTTATCGTATCCTTTTTACATTTTATATAAACTACTACTCCTATTATATTTAAAATAACTACAATACAACAAATAACAACTATTAATATTACATCCACTTCATCCTTTTTTGATGTTTCTTTTTGTTTTTCATTATCGGCTGATGATCTTAAATTAGTAAAGCCATATGATTTGTTTGTTTTATTTGTTGATTTATTTAAAACTTCTGTATATGTAATTTGAGATTTTGTTGTTGTACGAGGTGTTGTTCTTGTTTGTTGAGCTGTAGTAATTATTTGTTGAGTTGTAGTTGATGACATAGTAGGAGATACTGTAGTCGTAGTAGGTATAATAGGTGTAGTAATTTGACGAGTTGTTGTAGAAAGAGTTGGTGTTGTTTGTGCTACGGTTGACGTATTTAAAGTTTTATTATATATTTTAAAAAATGTCTCATTAATTATTGAAACATTTTTAGTTTCATTTCCTATTTTGGGAGAGATGTTTGTAACATTTTGAATAGTATTATTACTATTATTTACTGTAATATTATTTGGCTGTGGATTTTCAAGTAATAAAGGTGGATCGATCTGTGACGAATAAGCATTTTTATAAATATTATATGGGTCTTCTACACACATATACATACCTACTTTATATAACATTTTACCATTAGCGTCTTGTGTTACACCCCATAATTTATTACAATTGGTATAATCCATTGAATGTACAAAATATAGTTTAGTATCATGTAAACATATCAATGATATTAGTATAGTTAAAAAATTTTTAAAATATTGTGCTTTCATACTATCTTAACCATATACTAATTATGTATTTAAATTACTTTTTAAAATACTTAAACGATAATGAAGGTAAAATCCAAGATAAATATTTTATAAAAATAGTATAAACATATATATAAATGTATAAATTAATGATAAATACCAAATTAGAAAATAAAAAAGATGTTGTTTCTATTAAATCACCAAAAAAATATATTGAATATCATTATTATCAAGATGTAAAGTCTTGTAGTAAAAAAAAATCAAAAGTAAATAATAATGATTTTAGAATTCTACAGTTAAATGAATATGATGAGATTTTAAACAAAAATTACAATGTTTCACAATTAAAAAAAATGTGTAAACATTATCATTACAAGGTAAGTGGTAATAAACCAGAATTAATAAAGCGATTATACAATAGTCTTCGTTTATCGCATTATGCTGTAAAAATCCAATCACTATTTAGAGGTGTAATCGTAAAAAAATTATTTAAACTTAAAAATGTTAATATGTATAAAGAAACAACAAATGATATTGATTTTTTAACTCTTGAACCAATAAAGAAATTAAATTTTTCACAAATTATGTGCTTAAAATCAGGTGAAAAAAATCATGTTTATTGTTTTGATATTTGTTCACTTTACAATTTGTTTAAAGAACAATATGAATATGCTAAAAAAAACAGAAAAAACATTAGAAAACATATGAATAATGTTTTAAATCCATTTAACAGACAACCATTTCCTCAAGATATACATAAACAAATAAATGTTATTGTAAAATATTCAAAGATATGTGGAATGAACATTAATATTACTATTGACAATAATTATTATAGTGAAAATCTTAAAAAGAAAAATGAATTTAAGGCTATTGAATTGTTTCAAAAAATTGATACATTTGGATTTATAACCGATAGTAAATGGTTAATGAATTTAAATGTTCTTGGATTAAGTAAATTTATGAAATAATTGATCGATGTATGGGATTACAGAGCACAGTTAACACATGAAACAAGACAAAGTATATATCCATCCAATTTAGGATACCCTTTTCGTGTAAGTAGAAGTTTATTTAACCGTGAAATTGAAAATA